AAGAAGAGTATGCCAAGCTAAAACCGGGCGAATTGTATTGGTGGAATGGAAAACAGGTTCCTAAAGGAAAAGAATAATGGCTGATTGGTCACCTCCTGAGGTTAAAAGTTCTGTTGAAGTTTCTGGCTGGACGCCTCCAGAAGTTAAGCCACAAGAACCGGCTACTGGATGGGAGAAGGCTGGAGCAGTTGCTCGCGGTGTTGCTGCTGGCACGCTTGGCGGTCCCGGTGATATTGAATACTTTGCTACCACTACCGTTCCAAAATTATTTGGTGGAGAAGGTGAAACCGGTACTTTTATGGGTTCGCCTACTTTCTTTCCTCGTTCGGAAGATGTGGAAAAAGGATTTCAGCAAGTTGAAAGCGCTGTTGGCGCAAAACCCGGTGTTCGCCCTGAGCTAGAAAGTTATCGTACTGGCGGTGAATTTGCTGGCGGTTTTGTTACCCCCGGTCAAATTGTTAAAAATGTAGTTAAAAAGCCTTTTGAAAAAGGCATGGAACTTGTCTCTAAAGCTAGGGGAAAACCACTAGAAAAAGCATTAAGTGAGATGACAACTACCGTTGAAGAGCTTGGACAGAAGGCTGGCACCCGCATTAAAGAAACTGAAAAAGTCGGTCAAGAAAAGATTTACACCGACCAACAACGCCAAGAAATCAATCTTCGTGATGCTGCAAAGCGTTTTGATGCCGATGCTCAATTAGCCAAAGCTGAAAGCCAAGGCACTTTAAACAAGATTGGCAGACCTACTAACGAATATCAAGTCGGAGAAGGGCTTAGAGGCGTTGCTAAAGGCACCGAAAAGCAATTAGATGTTGCTAGAGGTAGAGCTGCCGATGTTCTTAAAGACGCTTATTTTGCAGAAGGCAAAGCAAGTGAAGCTGCTGGAAAGTTTTGGTCTCAATCTCAAACCGGTCAAGCGTTTTTAAAAAACCTTAAAGATATTGCGTCCCCTGTTAATGCCGGAAAATATACCGCATCTGAACAATTGGCTGCTAAAGACTTGATGGAAACCCTATCTGGAGTTCAGGTTCAAGGAAAGATTGTTCGTTCTCAAATTGAAAAGATTGAGAAAGTTATTAGAGAAACAAAAAAAATAGCCAACAAACCGACAATGACGGGCGCGGACGCTATGAAGCAGCAGTACATGGGTAAGCTAGCCGAAAAGCTAGAAGACTCTGTTTATGGTTATGTTAGCGAAAGCGGTAAACCAGTTGCAGGATTCGCTCCTACCGGCAGAACCTTTAGAGAGGTTTATGCCAAGATGAGCGACCCATTAAATACTTATGAATCTCAAGTTGGTAAAGTGTTGACTCAAGAAGTTGAGGGTTTAAAAGGCATCTTTACATCAGACGCCACTCAAATTCCAGCCAAAGTATTTCAGTCTCCAGAGCAAATTCGCATTTTGGAAAGAATGGATATTAGCAAAAAGACATTAGAGCCATTTGCTGCTCAACACGCTGCTAATGAATTATCAAAACTTAATACTGCTGAAGCTGTTGACGCTTGGATTAACTCATCCAAAGGCGCATATCTTCAAGAGTTTCCTGCTGTTGCTGCAAAGGTAAAAGAGTATGCGAAAACGCTTGCAACGAATGAGGTTAAAGCTGCCGAGAAATCTACGGGCGCCAAGGCTCTGTCTCAACGCGCTAAAGAAATATCTCAACGCGCACAGGGAAAAACTGAAAAGCTCGCAAATTTAACTAAAGAAAATCAAAAGTTTGTAAGCGAATCCTCAAGGGATATATTTAATGCAACCACTACAAATAGAAGTATTAGCGCGGCTGAATCTTTTGTTAAAGGCTTGGAAAGTCGAGGTCTTGCAAGTCGAGAAGAGACTATTGCAATGCTGGACAAAATCCGTGATGTTAAGACTAGAGAAACTGATAAAGCAAAGGCAATAACCGCTTTAAAAGGTATCTTGCCTTATGTGGGGGCTACAGTTGGTGGTGGCGCCGTCGCCGGTTACAGCTTAAATAAATTGCTAGGTGGATTTTGATGGTTAAGAAGCAAAGAGGGATAAACAACGCTTTAGAAGAGGCTATCTCAACTATGCTAACGCAAGTGATGGCTGACCCTGAAGCAAGTATTACTGACAAAACTAAGGTGTTAGACCGAGCATTAAAGCTAGAAGCAATTAAGCTCAAAATGAACGATGATGAGTGGGGAAGTGGTTTTTCTATTGATGATGAGGATGAGTAAGGTTAGAATATGAGTATCTTTAATCGAATAGGGGATATTCATGGATGCAATCACTATCATCAAAGTAGCATTAACGGTCATCTCAGACCGGCTCATAACGATTTTGGCTCTGTCAATGTCGTGCGCTTTAGCGTGTTGGGTGATGTGGGGACCACAATGGGACCGCGTAGCAACACTAGCAATATTTGTAATCTTCAGCTATCTTGTGATAAACACAAAGGAAAGGAAACAACATGAAAAGCAGACCACACCAGAGGGACCATGAGCAGAATCAGCAGGTAGCTACGGCTATTCGTCCACAGTTGCCAAGAGACGGCAGCGCTGGAATGACTAAATGGAAACCCGGAGAACTACCAAAAGGCGGCTATCGCTCAATGTTTGATTTTGCTGAAGGTTCTTACAGTACAAAATTAAGCCCATCTGGAGCGAAAGAAAAGAAGGTGTACTAAATGGCAAATAACATTGCATTTCAACCAATGGGGAAAACGGTAAAGGTAGCTGCCGTTGGTGCTGCTAACACGCAATCCAATGTATTTACCATTACTGCTGATAGCCCATCAAACCAGTATTACCTAGCTAACGCTGACACCAATTCGGCTGTTTATGTATGGATTAACTCTACTAGCACCTTTAATGTGGCGTTGCCAGATGTAGCTCCGGGCTATGTCATTGCATTGCCTCCTTATGGATACAGAGTAATTACTGGTCCGCAAGTCAATTCCAATACAAATGTGTATGCAAGAGTTATTGGTGACGGAACAAACGCTTCTATTTATATCACTCCGGGCGAAGGCTTGTAATTAAAAAGGAAAAATCATGGCAGATATTCAAGATGTAATACCAGTAGTAGAAGTCCCTAATGTACCTGAGCCAACACCAGCTCCAGAGCCAATAGTTGCTCCTGAAGTTGTTGTTGAGGTAGCCGGTGAAGCCCCTAAATCATTAGGTGAAAACATTAGCGTGGTAAAAATCTACACACCTCAATGAAAACATTGAAGTCAGCCCTACAATCTCGCACTATTTGGTACGCGATTATCATTGCTGCTTTTTCAGTAATGCAGGGCTATGTTTTTTTGCTTCCAGTCACACCGTTTTATCAGATGATTATTGGCGTATCTATCGCTATTGGCATCATCATCTTTAGGTTTATCACTAAAACACCAATATGACCGATAACCGCACCAGAACCGCTGCCGCTTCATTAGCTGCTAGTGCTGCGGTTTTAGTCGGTATTGCCGTACATGAGGGTTACAGCGACACTTCTTACAAAGATACTGCTGAAGTAGCCACTATTGGTTTTGGTCAAGCAGACGGCGTTAAGATGGGTCAGACAACGACTCCAGTACGCGCCCTAGTTCAGCTTCAATCAAGTATGAACGAACACGCTAAAGGTATGGTTCAATGTATCAAGGTTCCCGTTACTCAAGGAGAATATGATGCTTATTTGGATTTTACCTACAATGTTGGGGTCCATGCTTTCTGCACTTCAACCCTTAATAAAAAGCTCAATAGCATGGATTATGACGGTGCTTGCAAAGAGCTTTTGAAATGGACTCAAGCCGGCGGACAAGTATTGCCCGGTCTAGTTAAACGAAGACAAGAGGAATATGCAAATTGCTCGGAACACTAAACTTGAAATTGATTGCAATTGTAGTTGCAGTCCTTACGACATTCTTTGCTGGATGGACTGTAAACGGGTGGCGATACGAAAAGAGAATCGCTCAGGAGAAGATTGCTCAGGAGAAGGTCATTCAAGCGAAAGAAGCAGAACATCAAGCCGAAGCCGACAAGATAAGGAAAGACAAAAATGCTCAAATTGACGCTATCAATAATCAGTTGTTCTCTGCTCTTAGCGAGTTGCGGAACCGCCCCAGTCGTAGTAAATACAGCTCCAACATTGGACAAGACGGAACTGGGCGCTCCCTTTCTGCCGAGGATGCAGAATTTCTTATCGGGGAAGCTGCCAGAGCAGACAAGCTCCGCGCAGCACTAGACTCTTGTTATCAGCAATATGACTCGGTATCTAAATAATGGCAGAACCACAAGAACTTCAGGGAATTGATACATCGGTATTGGATACCATATCCGCCGATAAAGGAGCCAAGCTATTAGAAATAGCTCAAAAGGAATATCCGTATCTTGCTGGCAAAGACATTGCTTATAAATACTCTCCAACGCCCGAAGAAGAGCGTAAATTAGAGTTTTATAAAGGCGGTGACTTGCCAGATTGGGCTAAAGGAAAACAAGTCGCTATCGAGGTTTTTAACCCTAAAGCAACACCATTAGATGTTTTAGGAGACTATGCAAGTCATTATGGCGTTCAGGCAGACCCTCAGCTTAAAGCTCTTTATGCTCAATTTGCTGGTCAATTAGACCCTAATATGATGCAAGAGCGGTATCAATACCATACGCAAAATCTAGGCGAAAACAGACCATACGAACAATGGATGCAGATGACTGGATTGCCTGAAATGTTTAGAGGCTACACATTTAATCAATGGCAAGATGCAGCCAAGATGTACACGCCAGAACAGTTGCAAACCCTAAACGCAGTCCGTTCATATTTAGGAATTAAATAATGGCTAAAGACACTAATCTTTCCGTTGGTCGTGGCGAGAAGTTGCCCGTATCTCGAGGCGGAGGATTAACAGCCAAAGGAAGAAAGAAATACAACCGAGCAACAGGAAGCAAATTAAAAGCACCAACGAAATCAGGACCAAGACATAAATCATTTTGTGCGCGTTCTAAGAATTGGAAGGGTGAGCGTGGCAAAGCTGCTCGTAGGAGATGGGGATGCAGGTAGATTCACACTATAAGTCTTTATTAAAAGCGGTGTCTTGGCGTGTTACTGGAAGCCTTGACACCTTTGCTTTATCTTGGATTATTACTGGCACTGCAAGTCTAGCCTTCAGTATTGCCTTTGTTGAACTGTTCACCAAGATAGCTCTGTACTGGGTACATGAGCGTATCTGGCTAAAGGTGAAACTATGAATCATTGGGTGCTTGGGGAACCGGCTGCAAGTCCGCCAGCAAATACCAATCGGTAATAAAATCTTTTAGCTGCTCAACGCTGGAGCCAGCCAAAGAAAGATTCCCGTCTTTATTTATTTTCCAGAACTTATGCACAGTCATTTCGTTATCGGTATCTCCGGTAATTATTAGAACGGTAAATTTATCTAATTTGGCAAAAGCCTTGAGAAGTATCTCTTGACCTTTGCTAACCTTTTCGTTTGGTCTTTTCCATTCTCCAATAAGAAAATAACCCCTTCTTTCCAACACCATATCTATGTTAGAAGGAATGATTTTTCCCAACATTCCAGAAAACTCCTCAAAATTAATATGAGGAGCATTAGGATTTCTCATCATGGCGAAGGAATTAGCTGTCCTTCAAACAAATAGCTACCCATGTGTCCTAAGCTGACCCAAGGTGCAGCCCATACTTTGATGCCGTTATCTCTAGCGAGCTTACAAAAATGATAATCCTCTGAAAGCAAAGTGTTATTGATTGGCTCAATGCTAGTCGTAAAGTATTCTTTAATCTCATCTGCTTTAAGAGTACCGGCTAAGTCCAATACATTGTTGGTATAGGAAGGCACTTTATCTGCGAGCTGCTCAAAGACTTGACGCTTAATCAACATAAAGCCTGTGCCGCCATTCCATATCTCTACTGGCTCATTGACTGGTACCGTTACTGAACCTGAATAATCCACTAGATTCACTACAAAAGAGCCGGTGTAATACTTGAGGTTATCGTCAGGAACATTATTGTCCATAGCCTGTTTAACGCTGCCCCAGTTGATTTCTTTCTTAGGGTAGATACCGCAAATAATGTCTTTATCCACTTCAATCATGCGTGGCATTTGAGCAGGGTTAAAACGAATGTCTGCATCAATGAACATCAAGTGAGTTGCATTACTGGCTAGAAACCCTTTAACCAAGGCGTTACGGGCGCGAGTAATCAAAGACTCATTAAACATAAAAGAGAAGGTAACATCAACGCCAATCTCGTTTAAATGCTTTTGCATCAGCACAATGCTCTGAGTATAAAAACCAGCGCACATACCACCGTACATTGGAGTCGCAATAAATAAATGCGGTCTCGGTTTAACTTCTTCAGTCATTGCGTTCTCTCTATCTTCAGTTGTAAAAGTTGTCATAATCAATCCTTGTAAGTGGGGCTGCCCGAATACTCTGCCCCGTAAGTGTCCTAACTGTCCGCTGAGGGACTCTCATTCAGGCTTGAGGAGGTCTTATCAATGGTCTCAATCATCACTCTGATTCCACCATTCTTGACCGGCTCACCCCTTATGATTTCTAAGTGGTCAACCTGAAAATCATTGTTGAATACTCCAGCATCCTCAAGCGCATCTAAGACTGCTTTGATACGGTTATCAATATCTATCTTGCGCTTGTCTCTTGGAAACAGCACCATCGTTACTTTCAATTTACTATCTCCAAGTTTAGGAACCTTGTACTCAACAACATAATCTGCAACAGCCGCCTTGAACTCCCGCCCCGCCTTTGTAATATTCATCCTTCCTCTAAAAATAGTCCGGTAGGAATTAACGCTAGGAGGGAGCGGAAGTGTCAAAAAAAACATTAGCAGCTTATCGGTTTAAAAGGACCATCAGTATTAGTATCCCAACAGCACATACCGCCGCGTCCGTCAGGCTCACATTTGGTGGCTGCAAAACAATTTGCGCTCAACAAAACAAACAATACAATCGCAGTCAATTTTTTCATAATCATTTTCCTTAAAAGGGTACATCTCCGGCATCAGGGGTAACATCTCTTGGGTAGCTTTGTTGTCCTTCGGGCTTCCAATTATCAACGGACAATGTAATGAATGGACCGTAACCCACATCCTTGACCCATCCCGCCAGCTTAATATCTTCTCCATTAACTCTTATCTGCCCTTTCCAATCCGGCGATTTCTCGCTTGCTTTCTTTTGATTACGAGACAAAATTCCTTTGCCTTCACTTGGTATATGCGCCATGCTATTTCCTTTGTATTAAGTGGTAACGGGCAAAACTCTTTCCGTTTTGTTTAACATCTTCAGTTCTAATGTTGTGTCCAGACTTCCTTAGCACCTCAATATGAGCAGCCAATCTCATCGTTCCTATATGTTCCAAGGCTTCTAGCGGCGTCAATGGTCGAGTCTTCAACCAATGCAGCACCGCATCCCTTTGGTTCATCCCTGCGGGGACACCATCGTAACTTCCGCTTCCGTAGTTGATTGGCTGCCATGTACCTTTGGGCTTTCTTGTACTCCCTTAGGCGCGATAGCTGCTAAGACCTGAGACTTTTGCACAGCACTCATAACACCGAGGACAATGTAGTTTGCCTTTTTGAGCGCGTCAATCTTTTCGTGCTTGTCTTCCTCAGATATTTTTGCGGAGTCTCTGATACGAACAAACAAATCAGCATAGGCAGCAATCCATCCCTCAATCTCTTCATGCTTTGAATAGATGGTGCCATCAGGTAGCATAAGGGCATAGGCAGCAGACGGCTCGATAATGTCTTCCTTGAGATTTTCGATTGTTACTGGTTCGATTTTCTCTACCCGTCCCATAATTTTTTCAGGTTTTACAGGCTCGAAGTCTTCTACCTCTTCTGGTGTATAGGTGCCAATGACACAGCCCGGATAGATAGTTCTAATACCTTCAGAGACTACTCGGGCGCGAAGCATAGCGCGTGGATACTTTTCCCATCCGCCGCCAGACTTGATTAAGCCAATCTTACGAGCTTGCTCAATCGTCCAAGAGAGTTCCAAAGAGCCGCCATTGGGGTGCGTGAAGATTCCGGTTACATTTTGGTCGGTATAAATCTTCCAATCGACTTTCCCTCCGGCGGCTTGGAACCTCGCTAGCATAGCATCCGCCTTCAGAGCTGGACGCCCTTGGATGATATGGTAATCCCTAGCTGCGGTAGCAGGATGTAAACCTTCCGCCTGAGCCACAGCCATTAAAGCCAATACGCTATTGGTGTCCTTCATGCCAAATAGCCCTGATTTAGCAATAGCCTCAGCCATGCTCTGCATCTCTCCAAACGGTACGATATTAGACATGAATCATCTCCGATAAAGTGTAAATAGTATCTATGACTGAACTAACAGCCATAATCCAGACTGCTATATCAATATTATTCATTTGACTAAGAACCGGCGTGAACCCGGAGCCTCCATAATGAATTGGTCGTATATGTCTGGCATAGCGGCTTTAAATAAATCCGCCTGAAAGCGCTTAGAAGCCTTGCTAGCCTTCCAAGTAGCCAACACCTTGCCATCCACTCCTAAAAGCTCTGAGCCTTCTCTCATAAAGCCCTGTAATGCCGTCAAGAGCTGCTCTTCGGACTCTTCCAGTTCTTTAATCTGCGCCTTGCAATTCTTGAGCTGGTGTACTGCTCGCTCTACTTGTGCATTGGCATAGACTGTTGAGCCGTTATCCTTGGAATAGATGAGTTTGGTCTGCTCTGTTGTCTCAGGGTCTAGCGGGGTATTGGTCTCTACTGCTCCCCAAAACCTAGCCATGTCTTTTATTAGCGCTTCTTTTTGCTCCGGCGTGATAGTAAAGTCAAAAGTGCAAAACTCTTGTCCACCAAAGAGGACTGCAAGTACCACTCTATCAACTTGGTGAACGGTTGCTTCGTGGATAATTTGCGCCATATCCGCGTGAGGAATAATGTTAGCTTCCGCATCAAACTTGTTACGGACGGCTGCGTTGTAATTCTTAGCCTCCACAAGAGTTCTGCCATCGGCGCTAATAAAATCAAAGTGAGACCGTAGCCAAGTCTCTTTAGGGTGCGTAAGAGCATAAGGGGCTTCCTTGAGTTCGAGTTTGAGTTTGTCTTGTGCTAGCCTTCCGATTACGGGTTCCATTACATGACCCATACGGACTGCCTCTACCCCGTCAAGGTTAGGGCGTTCTTTTAATCCTAGCTTCTCTAGTACCGCTTCGTTCCCTCTACCATTAGCCGCCTTCCTAGAGTCTCCAGACCACCATGCGCCGTTGCGTATCTCGGGCGCGAAATCTGCTCTGTCATTAGCCATTGCGAACCTCCATCATTTTGTCTGCAAGT